GTTTAAGAAGTTGTTTTCCATAGCGGTCGCAAACTTGTACGTTAACCTGTCGCGAACAAGCGCCTCCGCAGGGATTGCACTAACTCTGAGCAATTTCATTGATATCTTGACCAGCTTCGCAAGCTGTTGAGGCTTAAGCTCCCTTTTCCCGAAGGTCATGGCTGTATCTGCCGTTGACGACAGGTCTTGAACCTCGGTTGTCCAGACTGGATCGCTCATGTCTTCATCAAGCGTCGGAGCGCCGAGGGAGTCGGAGGTCGTTACCTGAAACACCTTTGAAATTCTCCGCACAAACACCGCATTGTCTAGACCTTTGATCAACTCAGCGATAAACTGCTGAGGAGGCACAAGGTACCCGCCGAGAGTACCGCCACCACTGCCGTCATCCACCTGAAGGGCCCTAAGCTCTGGCGTTACCACTCCATTTACGATATAAGAGCGGAAAGCGTCCATAACCTTGGCTTCCCTGTCCTCTTTCGCACCCTCAGCGCCTAAAGGCGCCTTAAATGCCCTATTTACAGGTTTATCGAGCTCCCTTTCTTCCCTCTCCTGCTCCTCAAGCCTCTTGGCCCTCTTGGCAAGGGAGTCCATCTCATCGAACATTTTGTCATATTGCTGCTGTTCCTCTGCCGTGAAGTCCCTGTTCTCTGCTTCTGCCCTGTCCACAAGCGCCTTCGCCTGCTCCCAAATATTCGCCCTCTTCTCTAACAATTCCTTTATTTTATCTGCCATCTTTTATACCTCCTTAATTTTGTATAGTTCTAATTTTCTTTTTGCTATCATAATTTTTCGTTTCGACTCCTCTTCCCACGGCGGTATGCGGTCAAACTGTCTGTAATGACTGCCAAGGTGTGCCTGTACCTTCGGGATGTCGGCGTCTGGTATGTCTGTTTGCGATAGTCTTGCCGCCGCGTTTGCCACTCCCCGCCACACAACTGCCCCATCACTAGGTCTGTGATGAGGAAGTTTCAAATCCCCAAAAGTCTCTGGAGGCATCATGGCCGCCCATGCATAGTGGCCTGCGATTCGGCGTTTTTCTGCGTCGGATAATTCATCCCAAGGCGTTGAGGTGAAGTCTGAAAGTGTAGGAGCTTCCCATGCCTCGCCTTCTGGAGCTTTCTCCCTTGATACGTCCTGAGGCGATACCCCCCTTTCCTCTTTGGTCTTCATGTACGCTTTATATATCTCCTCTGCGCTCCTTAATCCTACAGAGGTTGAAGGATACGCTGGATAAGTTACAGGGCTAACGTCATAAAGGCGGCCTATCTTTTTTAAGATCCTTACTGGCATGTCCCCGCTGTCGTCCCACTCCTCAACTCCGCCCTCCATCGAAAAAGCGAAGCTCGACTGGTCAATGTCGCCTCTGCGTAAGTGCTCAACTAAGTCTCTCCCTGCCGTGGTCTTCATGTTAGGCGTAAATTCGTAGCGGAGGCCGCATTCGTCCTCCCATACTTTTAAGGTGTTGTTCTTCGTCCTCGCCACTATCTGAGACGGGTCATGATTAAAAAGCGCCCTTATGTCCGCTCCCCTTATAGCCTCGCTGAACGCTCCCTGGGTTATCTTTTCCTTAAACCCCCAAAGCTCCTCAGACAATTCGTTAAACCTTGCGGCATAACCTGAAACCACAGGTTCGGCGTCAGTTCCTCGAAGTTCAATCTTGGCGTTTACGTATCTGCGCTCAAGGTTTTTCCTTCCCATCCTCTTCGTTCCCTCCTTTCTGTGCTGGTGCCGCAGAAGTTATCGGCACCATGTTGCCGTTTATAAGGTAGGCGTCCCCGCCCTGTTCTGGCGGGATCGGGTTCATGTTTTCAAGCTCCCTGATATCGTTTGCGCTAAGCCACCCGTCGTTTCTTCCTTTGCTGTAATACTGGGCCCTGCTCGCGACGTCCCCACGGAGGAGACCATCTATGACAAATTCGACGTAATACTTTTTCTTGTCCGCTTCGCGAAGCAGTTGCCGCCTTATCTGCTGTTCCCAGTTAACAAGCCTTGGACGAAGGCAATCCTGCACAAACTCTATGGCCATATGTTCAATCGAGGCGTAGCTTGGCTTCTCGAGCGACGATATCTTGTGGAGCGGTACTCCAAAAAACCTCGCCACCTCCTCTGCCTGATACTTCCTAGTCTCGATAAACTGAGCGTTGTCGTTCTGTATGGTTATCTGATGCCACTTCATGCCAGACTCAAGGAATAAAACCTTATGGTGCTTTCCAAGCCCAGCGTATTTTTGCGTGAACGACTCCTTAAAGTTCTTCATTGCCTGCTCCGACAGTTTCCCGGGGATCTCAACTATGCCTGACGCAACCGCACCGTTGGCAAAGAACGACGCCCCGTACTGCTCCGCCGCCAGCGCAAGGCCCGCTATCTCCCTCGCAAACATTAGTGGCCTATACCCGCTTATTGCGTCGTTTGATAAACCCCTTATATGAAAGATGTCCCTTTGTGGGAGTACTGTGATGGATTTTTCTGGTAGGCTTATTTCGTAAAAGAGTTCTTGAGCTTCGTTTCTGAAGGGACGCACAAAGGGAGCTGGAATTGGCCACAGGCTCGTAACCTCCATCCTCCCGTTCCTCTCAATGTAGGCATAGCAGTTTCCAAAAAGCTCAAGCTGTGCCTGCATCATTTTTCTAAAATCGAAACTGCTCATCTCTTCGTTAGGTTCATATTGAATTATATCATAAAGCCAATGTTCGCGCGCCCTCCTTCTGCCCCTAGGCTCTATGCGTTCGTATGTCGGCACAGGCAACGACGCCACAGTATTGCTTATCAAGTTAACGCAGGCGTAGACTGCAGATACCCTAAGCAAGTCCTCCTCAGTAAGGCTAAGCCCCGTTGCCGATCCCCCGCCTGCGAGCCACGGCGTAAACCATTGTGGCGAAACAGGGAAAGGCGATGCTCTCTTTGTAAAAGTCTGTTTTATTTTTTGTAATATGCCCATCTCAAGCCTCCTTCACATTTACACCGCGAATACTCCGCGGCTCTCGTATGCGCTCTCTTCTGGAGCTTCCGACTGGAGCATTGTCGATATTGCAATGATAACCGCCACCGCTGGATCTATTCTCTCTGTAGATTTATCCTTTGCTGGCTTTATGTTGCCCGCTGGGTCTTGCGCAACAACTAGGTTATTCATCGCCCACGTTAAGACAGGATTGTTGTTGTGCCGAAGCTTCCTGCCTATTATCAGTCTTTCAAGCTCCTTGCACGCAGGCGACATTGTCTTAAACCCTTGGCGCACCTCCATTACAGGCACACCCTCGCTTTCAAGGTCGATGGCCCACTTTGTTGCGTTCCACGGGTCATAACCTACTACCTGAAGGAGCGGAAAGCGTCTCTTTATCTCATCCGTTATGGCAATCCTTATGTAGTCGTAATCTATGACGTTGCCCTCTGTCGCCGTTATGTGGCCCTGCTGTGCCCATAAGTCGTAAGGTACCCTGTCGCGCCTTACCCTTGCCGCTATGTTTTCCCTCGGCACCCAGTTGTATGAAAGCACATGGACCACCCCGTCGCTGTCTGGCTCAAATACCAAGGCACATGAGGATATGTCGGTTGTAGTTGAAAGGTCTACGCCCGCCCAGCACCTCAAATTGGCCAACTCTTCGTAGTCCACCTTTCCCCCGCACTCTCTCCACGCCTCCATGTCGATCCATCTCGTATCCTGCTGTGTCCATTGGTTGAGGTAAAGTCTCCTGAACGTGTTTTGGTATGCAGGGATCTCTTTTGCCCGCTGGCACTCCTGCCTTAAAAAGTCTAATTTTATCGTAACGCCCAAGTTGGGATTGGCCTTTGCCCATACCTTTTCGTCTGTCCAGTCATCCTCTGGATCCGCCGAATAAATGACTGGTAAAAAGGACGGATCTTTTATTACACCGTCCCGCACCTGCCTTGCATATTCATGAACTTCCCAGCATATGCTGTTCCTGTCATAGCCCGCAGTCGTTATGGCAAGCATCAAAGGTTGGCGCCTTGCCCCCATTGATGTTTGCAGCGTGTCCCAAAGGTCACGGTTCGGTGCAACGTGTAATTCGTCATAAACCACCGCATGAGTGTTAAAGCCGTGCTTGCTGTAAGCTTCCGACGATATCGCCCTGTAAAAGCTGTTTTTCTTATAAAACACGATGCGCTTCTGCGAATCTATAATCCTGCTTATCTTAGAAAGCGATTTACTCTTTCGCACCATCGTAGCCGCTGCATTAAACACAAGGGAGGCCTGCTCTCTGTCTGCCGCCGCCGAATAAATCTCGGCCCCCGGTTCCCCGTCCGCAAATAAAAGATAAAGGGCAATGGCCGCGGCAAGCTCAGACTTCCCGTTCTTCCTTGGGATCTCTAAGTAAGCCGTTCTGTATCGTCTAGTGCCGTCCTTGTTTACATACCCAAAGAGCTTTCGGATAAACTTCTTCTGCCAAGGCTGGAGTATAAAAGGCCTGCCTGCCCACTCCCCCTTGGTGAATTTTAATGCCGATATGAATTTTATAGCCGCATCGGCCTTTTCCTTGGAATACACACTAGTCCCCCCATTGCGCCCTCATAATCTCCACAATCTCGTCGTCCTCGTCCTCGGCGCCGCTCGGTAGTTCTATTCTTGCCCTTGCAGAAGGCGTCATGCCGAATTCAGCGCAGAACGCCCTAATCTGCTTTAAGCACTGGTTCGCTATCCCAACCTGAGGCACCTGTTGCAAATACTTTATCTTGCCGTCGCTTCCCCGTATGGGATAAACGCTCCCGTGCTCCTGTATCCACATTTCTGCCTCTTTCCATTTCGCGTAGCTCTGACAGTAGCCAGCAAGCGCCGTTGAGTCTATCTTTGAAAGGAGTCCAATTTTATTCAGTTCTGGCGCCACTCTGTCCCACTCCTTCTTTGCCTCGTCCGATAACCATTCTGGGCATTCTGGCATCTCGCCGTCTGGTTTTGGCTCGTTCTTTGGGAGTGGTCTCTTTGACGGATTTCCTTCAAGTATTCTTAGTGGCGTAGGCTT